CAATTATGTGGATGCGACTGTCACTGCGGTGCATCCTGTATGTGTGAATGTGCGAGGTGTGTCCATGACGAAGTCAAAGAAACCAGTCAGACTGACAAAGACAGTTCCTCCTAAGAAAGGTCCCTTACCACAAGGGTTGCAAAATATTTATAAAAAGATACAAATAGTTAAGACAAGCAAATAAGGAACTTAACTATGAAACAAACGTATTTCAAAATACCTGGATGGTGTAATTACACTGAAACTTACGACATGATTGTAGACGATATCGCTGATGATGGAAAGATCGTTGAGATAGGATCTTTCTTAGGTCGTTCAACATCTTATCTAGCAACTGCACTTTACAATGCAGGAAAAGAAAATGTAAAAATATATTCTGTTGATACATTTCAAGGATCTACTGAACATTCATCATTAAATCTTCCTCAAGATTTTTCACACATCTTTAAAGAAAATTTAAAATTTTTTATTGGAAGGGAAATGGTTAATGTATGTCAAGGTCGTTCAGACTCCCCTGACATACTTAATAAGTTTGAAAATGAATCTATTGATTACATTATGGTAGATGGCGCTCATGAATATGAAGCAGTTATGGATGACATTGAAAACTGGTGGCCTAAATTAAAACCCACAGGAGTAATGTTTGGTGATGATTATCTTTTAGAATCTGTAAAACAAGCAGTACCAACAGCATTAGGTAAGCTAAATACTCCTGCTTTTGGGGCTAATCATAGTCTAGAACAGACGTGGTATGTTACTAAAGACGGTAAAAATGAAAAGTGGCAAAAGATTGTCCCTGGTAATAACAGTCTTATATGAGCCTATTTACAATTTATAATTACCAAAAAGAATTAAAGTCATTAAAAGAAAATCTTTTAGAACATCTTACGGTAGGGGTTGAAAATTATGCAGAATATAAGTATATTCTAGGAAAGATACACATGTTAGACATGTGCCAACAGGAGCTTTCTCGCCTGCTGGAAAAAGAGGAGAAAACAGATGAGTAAAACGTTATATGTGCCAGAGCACATAATGAAAAAAATGAAAAATCCTTCTGAAGGAGTGAGTCCTGATAGAAAAGAATTGGAAAAACTTCCAAAACCAGTTGGCTGGAGAATTTTAGTATTACCTTTTAAAGCAGATAAGAAAACAAAAGGTGGTATTCTTTTAACTGACAAGACAGTTGAAGATTCACAATTAACCGCATCAGTTGCTTTAGTATTAGCAGTAGGACCTGATGCATATCAAGATAAAGAAAAGTTTCCTAATGGTCCTTGGTGTAAACAAGGCGATTGGGTTGTGTTTGGCAGATACGCAGGATCAAGACTGCGCATAGAAGGTGGGGAAGTAAGACTGTTAAATGATGACGAGATACTCGGCACTGTTGATAGTCCAGAGGATATACTAACAATTATGTAACATGGGAGGTAAACCATGCAAACAGATATAAAATCTGCTAAAGACGAAAAGATGGTCGATCTTGACGTTTCAGGTGATGGAGCTGTTATCGAATTAGAAGATAAATCTCACGGAGCAGTGGCACCTGAAAAATACGAAGAGATCAAAACCGAAGAGAAAGAACCACTTAGACCTGTTGTTGAAGAACAATCAGATGAGATGGATGAGTATTCTGATAAAGTTAAAAAAAGAATTGACAAAATAACTTGGAAGCTGAGAGAAGCTGAAAGAGAAAAAGAAGCTGCCTTAGCATATGCTCAAAACGTTCAAAAAGAACTTTCCGAAACAAAGAAAAAAACTTTTGACATTGACAAAGGTTATATGTCTGAAAGTGAAGTTCGGAATAAAATGGCTTCTGATATTGCTCGTCAAAATTTAATTGCTGCTCGTGAAGCAGGTGATTATCAAAAAGAGGAAGAAGCTCGTCAAGCTTTAACTAAATTAGATTTAGAAGCTGAAAGAATTAGAGTTACTAAAACTAAAAAAGAACGAGAGTATGAGGAGTTTGAAAGACAATTTGCTCAAGAGCAATCTGTTTACAATCAAGTGCTTCAAAACCAAGCTAGACCACAACCTTCTTCTAAGGCATTAGCCTGGGCAGAACGTAATCCATGGTTTAGAAGTGATGAAGAAATGACTGAATATGCTCAAAGAATTCATCGTGGTTTAGTTGCAGAAGGATTTGACACTGAATCAGATGACTATTATGATGAGTTAACTAATAGAGTTAAAAACAAGTTTCCCGAATCCTTTTCGAAGGGTCAGGATCAGACTATCAGAAGCAACAAACTCGCCCAACCCGTTGCCTCTGCCTCAAGGTCTGCAACCAGTGGGCGCAAATCTGTTAGGTTAACTCCTAGTCAGGTAAAAATAGCTAATAAGCTTGGAGTCCCTTTAAGCGAATATGCTAAGTACGTATAGGAGGTACAAAATGACAGATAATAAAACACCAAGAAGTGCACAAACCAGGGAAAAAGAGGCTAGAAGACAGCCTTGGAAACCACCGTCTCAGTTAGACGCACCACCATGTCCTGATGGATATAAGCAAAGATGGCTTCGTCATCGTGTAAATGGAGCGGATGATACAAAAAATATCAACGCTAAATTGAGAGAAGGCTGGGAATTAGTCCGAGCTGACGAACATACAGAGGGTTCATACTCTGCTTACAACGGAAACATCAAAGCTTATGAGGGTGTCATCAGTGTGGGTGACTTGCTATTGGCAAGAATTCCAGTGGAAACAGTGAACGAGCGTAATGATTATTACAAAAAGAGGACTGAACAACAGACCGAAGCTTGGGAAAATGATCCACTGAAAGAACAACATCCTAGCATGCCTGTCAATGTCGATAGGCAGAGTCGAGTGACTTTTGGAGGTCCTAAGAAAACCAACTAGGTCACTTTTTATTAAAGGAGAAAAACTATGGCAAACCAAAATGGATATTACGGTTTCAAGCCAATCCAAATGAACGGTGCTGCTTATAATGGCCAAGGTCAGAATGAGTACGTTATTGGAAATGGCGAAGCTTCCGCAATCTATCAAGGTGATCCTGTTGTGCTTTTAGCAAACGGGAACATTGACATAGGATCGACACCAGGTGCTGAACTTATTGGTATTTTTAATGGTTGTGAATACACTGATCCAACTTCAGGTAAACCAACTTGGAGTAACCACTACCCAGGCAGCATCGCAGCAGACGATATCAAAGCGTATGTGATTGACGATCCTAATGTAATATATGAAGTGAAGTGTACAACAAATGCAGCTTCACAAGCACAAGTTGGTACTAACTGTAACATTGCGACATACAGCGCTGGCGCAGCCAGAGATGGTATTTCTAATGTTGCTATTGATGGTGCTAGCTTTACTACTAACGCAGCAGCAAACTTTAGAGTTGTAGGTTTATCTACTGACGTAGATAATAATGATTACACATCTGCAAATGCAGCAATCAAAGTGAAAATCAACTTACACTCGCTGACTGATACAACAGGCGTATAAGGAGATAAAATATGGCTATTTCAAGAAGTCAACTCGTTAAAGAGTTAGAGCCAGGTCTAAATGCCTTATTTGGCCTGGAGTATGGGCGTTACGACGCTGAGCATACACAAATATTTGATACAGAAACTTCTGATCGTGCATTCGAAGAAGAAGTAATGTTATCAGGTTTTGGTAATGCTAGAGTAAAATCAGAAGGTGGATCCATTGTTTATGACAATGCAGTAGAAACCTTCACCGCTCGTTACACACATGAAACAATTGCATTAGGTTTTGCAATCACTGAAGAAGCTGTCGAAGATAACCTTTATGACAGAATCTCAGCAAGATACACAAAAGCTCTTGCACGTTCTATGGCAAACACAAAGCAAGTTAAAGCAGCTAACGTATTAAACAATGCGTTTGACTCTAACTTTGCTGGTGGTGACGGCGTTGAGCTTTGCTCTACAGTGCACCCAATCGTAGCAGGTACTTTCTCAAACGAGTTAGCAACTGCTGCTGACCTAAACGAAGCATCACTTGAGCAAGCATTAATTGATATTGCTGCTTTCACTGATGAGAGAGGTTTATTAATTTCTACTCAGGGTAGAAAACTTATTATTCCTTCTGAGTTACAATTCGTTGCTGACAGATTAACTCAATCAACATTAAGAGTTGGTACTGCAGACAATGATATTAACGCAATGAAGAATATGGGTATGATTCCTGAAGGTTACACAGTAAACCACTACTTAACAGACCCAAGTGCTTTCTTCATCAAAACCGACATTCCAAACGGATTCAAGTTATTCCAAAGAAGCCCAATTAGAACTTCTATGGAAGGTGATTTCGACACAGGAAACGTAAGATACAAAGCTAGAGAGAGATACTCATTCGGTTTCTCAGATCCTAGATGTGTATTCGGTTCACCAGGTGCTGCATAAGCCTAACCAACATAAATAAACAAAAAGGGGGCTTTGATGCCCCCTTTTTTTATGGTATTTTCAATTATTATTAACCCAAGACCCTTCGGGGACTATTCAAAAAAGGAGAATAGACATGGCAAAAACTACATTTACTGGGATCGTAAGATCCAACGGTGGTGATAACACAAGAGAAACTTATGCTGGCTCAGTGCAGTTAGCAGCACAGTTTTACTTTGACCCAACTGCAGCAGCAGGAACTGACGTTCAAGTATCTTCAACCGATACAAGAAAAGTTGTTCTTCCTAAAAATGCAGTCGTAACTGGTATTGCATTCAATGGTGATGCAACTGGTGGTACTGACCCAACAATCGACATGGGGTATACCGACTATGATGGCGGTACAAACTTTGTTGACATTGATGGTTTACTTAATGAAGCTGATGCTGATGCAGGTGCAGTAGTAACTGTATGGGGTGGAGATTCAACCTCAGGTGCATCTCTTGGTGATGTTGGAACTCCAATGTCTGAAAGAGTAAAAATTGTTGGCGGTCAAGGAGCATCTGCTGCAACAGGTGGTACAATTACAGGCATCATCTATTATTACGTAAAAGATGACGGCAACGTATCATCATAATAATATTAACCAACTCTGCGTGGGGGAGTAATGTCCCCCCGCCATGATAGGAGTAAAAAATGGCAAACACAGTAACAGGTCCTACTATTCAATTTCAAGGGGATCGAAAACTTATAAACACATGTTTTGTGTCTTGTGATGGTGGAAACGCTAGTTCAATAGTTTTAGTAGACGTTTCTGCTCTCGCACCAAATAAAAGAGGAGATGCTTGTACTCAAGTATCTTTGAACAAAATATGGTATAACGGAGCAGGCGCAGCAAATGCATCTGCTACTTTAACTTGGGATGCTGATACAGATGTCCCTTTTCTTTCATTAAACTATGATAACGAACTTGATTTCTCTTCTTTCGGTGGTCTTAATAATACTGAAGCTACTGGATTTACAGGAGATGTTAAATTAGAGATTCCTGCAACAACTGTTGCTGGTCAAGAAGTTACAGTTTGGTGTGAATGGATTAAGAAGTATGACTAGACTTGTTACTTCAATAACAAAACTAGGTAAAACTGAGCCATTTGAACTTCAAGTGGCTCAGGGACAAATCGCTTTTCATAAAACAAATTTTAAATTTGGTTTTAATCCCGATATAGATGATTCCTTAGAAACTGTTTGGTCTAAAGGAGGACTCTATACCTATCTTACTTCTGCTACAGCTTTGTATGTATCCAGTAGTTCTACTGATGATACTTCTGCTGGAACAGGGGCTAGAACTGTTAAAGTATCTGGACTCGATTCTAACTACGATGAAGTAGATGCTACTGTTAGCATGAATGGGCAATCTGGTGTTAGTTTAGGTACATTTATTCGAGTCAATCGTATTCAAGTTTTAACTGCTGGTAGTGGTGGTGCAAACGCAGGTAATCTTCATGTAGGATCAGAAGCTTCCCCTACACTAGGAGTACCCGCTACGAGTTATGCTTTTGTTGCTATCGGAGATAATCAAACATTAATGTCTTTATGGACCGTGCCTCGTAATTATACCGCATATCTTTATCAAACAGATGTAACTGTGGCGACAACGCAGAATAATAAATATTGTACTGTTTCTTTAGTGGCTAGACCATTTGGTGGCGTATTCAATGTTAAAGATAGATTTGTAAAAGCAGAAAGTTCTATTGTTCAAACATATACTTTTCCTTTAAAATTTGATGAAAAAACAGATATTGAGATGAGAGCAGTTGGTGATTCAGCAGGTGCCGATATAGCTATTTCAGCAGGAATGGATTTTATGTATGTATTAAATGGGAGTGCTTTAAATGGTTGATCGTAAAAGAGATAAACAACCCCCTAAAACTAAAAAGTATTTTCGCTCTACTAAAAGTGGAGCAGGAATGACAAGCGCTGGTGTCGCTCGTTATAGACGAGAGAACCCCGGCTCTAAATTATCCACTGCAGTAACGGAAAAAGATCCAACAGGTAAAAGAGCCTCAAGAAGAAAATCTTATTGTGCTCGTTCAGAAGGACAAATGAAGAAGTTTCCTAAAGCGGCAGCAGACCCAAATTCAAGATTAAGACAAGCACGTAAACGCTGGAGATGCTAAATGGAGATAAGCGATAAGACTACGGTAGGAATGCCTATCCGAAATCTAATTTCTATTGTCACTGCTGTGGCATTAGGAGTCTACGCTTATTTTGGAATAGTCGAAACACTTAATCA